GACCGGCGGCAGCGAGCCAGCAGGCACACCGCCGTCAGCGAACAGCGCCGGAGGGCAGCGGACGGACTCGCTAACCCGGATACGGCATCCACAGCTCATGATGCAGCCCCAGTCTGGTAGCCCATCACGGCCTCCGAGCCAAGCCCTGCGTGAGCAGAGCGGCGTCGATCGAGGCGATCCAGGCGTCCAGGCCGGCGATGCCAGTTGGTCCGGGGATCGCAGCGAGAACAGGAGCCGTGACCGGCACCACGCCTCGGAAGCCTACCGGGTTGGTCAGGCCGGTGCCGTGAGCGAAGGTGCGCGAACCCGATGAAGCGGTGCCGCCGCAGATCGCCACCGAGTCGGGGGAGGTGACCACGCCGCCCGACAGGATCGAAGATCGAGCCGCGCTGACCGTCGCCCCGGTGCCTGAGCCGCCGATGAAGCCGGTCGTGGACACACCGAACACGATGGTCGCCCCGTTGGAGCCAGCGATCGCGCAGTCGGTGGCCTGCGCCCGGTTGTTGCGCCCGCCGAGGATGCCGCAGTAGTCGCGGGCAGCGTCGATGCCGTTGAGCGAGCCGCCGCAGATCGCCCCGTTGTCGTTCGAGCCTGCACCAAAGAAGTTGGACAGTCCGCCGATGATCGCGTTGCGCGACGCTCCGGCGATCGAGTTGGAGTCGCCGCCGCCGATGAACGAGCGGTTCGAGACCATCGTGTTCGAGACGCCGCCAGCGATGACGGACGCGCCGAGGAGGGCGAAACCGACGGAACAGAAGGTGCCGCCGATGACCGCCGAGTCGTTTGCCCCCACGGTGCCGAACGTCCCGGCGATGACCGCCGAGCGGGTGTTGCTGACCGTGCCGCCGCCGCCGCCTCCGATGAACGACTCGGTGGCCCCTGCGGTGATCGAGTTCTCGCGACCGCCGCCGATGAACCCATCGTTGGCAACGATGTCCCCGTTGTAGCCAGCGATGATGGCCGAGCGGTCGCTCGTGATCCGGTGGTTCCGGGTCGGGCCGATGATGGCCGGGCCACTACCGCCTGCGATGAAGGAGTCCTCTCCGTTGATCTCGTGGAAGGTGCCGCCGACGATCGCCGAGCGGTCAGCGCCGGGACCCTGCACGATATGGAAGCGACCGGCCATGATGCCGGAGTCCACGCCGCCGTCGATGAAGGAGCCGTTACCTCCACCGATGAAGCCTCGCGAAGCAAGACCGATGAACTCGGTGATTGCGTGGAAGGTTCCAGCAACGATGGCCGAGTCGGCCGGGCTGCCGATGAAGGGGGAGTCTCCACCGAGCACGATGGAACGAGCGCCGCCGTTGAAGGGGAACCCAGCCCCACCGATGCTCGCCCCGTCTGCACCGCCGCTAAAGCCCCTCGTTCCGCCGACCACGATGGAGCGGGGTCCGGTAGCGGCACCACGGTCGCCGCCGCCGATGAAGCCGTCGACTCCACTCACCAAGTTGGTCGAACCGCCGAGGATGGCTCCTCGGTCACCCGTAATCGAGTGAGGATCGCCACCGCCGATGAAGGCGTCATCGGCAACGATGGAGTGCGAGTCGCCAGCGACGATGGCCGAGCGGTCCCCGGTGACCGAGTGGGCTAGGCCGCCGAGGATCGCCGAGTAGTCGCCAGCAACGACTGCTGTTGGGTCGCCTTGGTTCGTGGCGAACGAGCCGCTCACAGCCGGCAACCCGCTCAGCCAGTTCGCTCGGGTGGCATCGGACTGGGTTCCGGCGGTGGGCGCGAACACCACGGCGTCGTCGTCCGGCACACGGATACGGCAGCAGTTTCCCATCAGAGTCGGACCTCGTACAGGATCGTGACCGAGTCGCCGGCATCAGCCAGGTCGACGGTGAAGGGCGTGGCTAGTACCGAGTCGTCGGCATCCCAGGTCTCCTCATCGCCGACGAACATCGCCGTCGTGTTGGCAGCATTGTCGGTGATCGTCACCGAGCCGGCCACGCCAATGGCGCGCACCTTGACGGTGACGGAATGGGTGTTGGCCGGCATGACCCAGGACGAGATGCCCGAGAGGTTCTCGCGCCGCGCAGAGACCTCGGGCTCATCGCACTCGATGCAGTCGCAGTCGAAGTCGACAGGGCCGACCGCCACGTAGGGCGTGACCCCATCGGGCTCGGTGTCGAAGCTCGAGATCAGAACGCCGTTCTCGTCGCGCACCTCGACTCGGAGGAAGGAGATCTGGAAGCCTGGCCCGCCCGAGCCGATGTCGCAGAGCTGGCGAGCTTCGACCGTGACGGCCAGAGCCTCGGCGCAGACCGTGATCGTGCCGACCGGCACGTAGGGAGTGGTGCCGTTGAGGAGGGTGTCGACGATGCCGAGGATCGCGCCGTTGTCGCAGTTGACCTGGTAGCGACGGAGGAAGGGGCCATTGTCGTCGCAGAGCACGACGAGCTGGACCGGCTGGCACTCGTCGCCGGCGGTCGTCAGGCACTCGGGGATCGGTGCCCCGGGCATCGTCTAGACCGTCCCGCAGATGTCCACCAGTACGGCGAACATGCAGCAGCCGTCATGGATCGCCATACCCGTGCGCTCGCCCCTGAAGGTGATCGTGTTCACGCGGCGATCAAGCGCCTCGGCCAGGGTCCCGGGGAACACCTCGATCTCGCCGAGCCGCACGTCGACGATGCCCGTGGCGTAGGCCCAGGCCTCGTTGGCGCTCGGTGGCGGCTGGCCCAGCGGGCCGGTGCCGAGGTAGCCGGTGCCGTCCACGACGATGTCGCCACGGTCCGGCGTCACCAGCACGTTCGGTCCGGCGATGTTCTCGCCGAGCTCATCGACGAGCGAGTCGACTGATACGGAGTTGAGCGCCGTGAGGTTCAGCCAGCGAGCAACCAGCGCCGGTGTGGCGTGGATCATGCCCCTCGAGCCGTCAGCGCAGTTGGCGAGCGCCTGGGCGAACAGGGCCAGGGCGATGCCCGGCGAGACGGCAGCCGGCGCGGCAGCTCCGCCCGGGTTGAGGATGGCTTCATCGGTGTTGGGCGTCGATCGCACGAGCGACTGGTTGAAGGGGTTCTTGTATCCGCCCCACCACTCGGTCTCGAGTGCCTTTGACGCGCCGAGCTGGATGCGGAGCTCAGCCTTCTCGATCCAGCTCTCGGCCTCCCAGCCGAAGCTGGAGCAGGTCACCGGAACGTTCAGCACCGTCGGGTTCTGGTAGACGATCGGGCGGTTGTCCTCGGAGGACTTGACGATCTGCTCGCCGCCCTCCTGGATCGTGAGCACCGAGACGGTGGCGCCACCGCCGGCCAGGTCGATCGAAGCGACCACGAGCTCGGTGACATCGACGCCGGCCAGGTTGCCCGTGAAAGCGATCGTGTAGGGCGTGGTTCCGCCCGTGTCGCCCGGACCGCCACTGACGCGCACATCGCCGAGGGAGATCCCGGTGAGGCCTTCTAGGGCCGTCTGGAGGGCGAAGGCGGTGATGTCGAAGGTGAGAGGCCCGGAGACGTCGCCGTCGTAGTCGACGGTCCAGGTCCCCGAGGTGGCATCGACCGTGATCTGCTGGAGATCATCGGTCAGCGCGCAAGGGTCGAAGCTGTCGGCCTCCACACAGGTCTCGGACTGGATGACGACCCCCGCTTCCCAGCGGGCAGGGCCGTCGATGATCGGAGCGGACTGGGTGAGCCCATGCAGAGCAGGGACCGAGACCGGCGGCTCTGCGTTGATCTCGGGCGCTACACCCATTGCGTGTCCTCCGATCGGCGGTGACTCTCAGGCCCGAGGCGGTTACGGCGGATCGCGCCGGCCGCCCCGGGTTGCTGAGTGTCGAGGTTACTGCGCCTGCTGGATCAGCAGACGAACGGTGCGACGAAGTCCGGCGCCGTGCCGTTCGGGCAGAGGTTGTGCTCGATGCGGAGCGACTCGAGACCAACCTGGCAGACCTGGACCCACTGCTCGGAGAAGATCTCCAGGTCGTTGGTGCCGTTGAGGCTCGAGTCCCGGATGAGACCGACGTCGAGGGTGCCGCCGTCGAGCCGGACGAAGGTGCCCGGAGCGAACAGGTAGCTCACGACGCTGGTCGGCCAGGCGTTGAGCGGGCCAGCCGCCTGCGCCTCGTTGAACGCCTGCCCGGCACCGGTGGCCGAGTCGTAGTAGTAGCACACGTCCAGGTTCGCCTGGGCGAAGAACGTGGCGATGGCGTCCATGTCCGCATCCAGCCAGGACAAGCCCAGGCTGTTGTCGTTGATGGCGTCGACCTTCAGGAACTCGACGACCCATGACGGCAGCATGAGCTGCAGCACGGCGTCGGGATCCATGTGGTTGCGCCGGCGGTAGTTCGCCGCTGCCCGAAGGATCTGATCGGCCAACGTCCGGACAGCGCCGTAAGGCCCTGCCGGAGTGGTGACCGCCGTGGATCCCGCCTCGATGGCGTCGAGGTAGAAGATCTCCTTGGTCTCGGTGAAGATGACCGCCAGGTCCTCGAGGAAGGACTCGACCTGCTCGGGGAACACCCGGTGGTTGAGGTTGCCGAAGCGCACGCACTGCGACACCGCGTCCACGCGGCACTCCTGCTCGGGCGGGCAGACGACTGCCACACACGGCTTGGGTGCCGTGGGGGGGTAGCCAGCCGCGTCCTCGGCCTCGGTGGTCACCCGCACGCCGCCTGCCGCATCGCGGAAGTCGGTGGGCTGGATGTACCGGATGCCGCCACGAGGTGCCTGCACAACCGGCAGGCAGTCCTCGACCGGGCTCATCGACTCCGCCAGACGGAAGAAGTCGTAGTTCGCCTCGAGCGGAGCGCAGTTGCCACCGGAGGCGACGACTGCGGTGCGCGCGGCGCGGGCGGCGGCGTGATCGCCGACGACCTTGGCGAGGGACGAGAAGTTCTCCTCCGCACCGCCACCGAGCGTGGTTCCGAACTCGGCGACCGAGCTGCCCATGGTCACCTTCTCGAAGGTGCCCGACGGGACGTTGCCGATGCCGTGGCGCTTCTTGGTGATGGCCTGCGCGAGCGCTGCGGCGTCGAGCGCCTGGCCCTCGCTGATGGCACCCATGGACTGCGCAGCCATCATCGCTGCACCACGGGGCTCGGCCTTGCGGGGCTCGGCGTAGATCGGACGGGAGCGCTTGAGCGAGGACACCACCTGGCGGCGGGTCTTCGCTGCTGCGGCCTCGACGATCTCAGGCACCAGGACCTCGGCCTCGGGGGCCTCGATCTCGATGTCCTCGGCGGCGAGCTCCTCGACGACCTCTGCTTCGACCTCGAGGGTCTCGGCGTCATCGGTCGTAGCGGCATCCGCCACGTCCTCGACCTCGAGCTCCTCGCCAGCGTCATCGCCAGCGGTCTCGTCATCGACGAGGCCCAGGCGCTCGAGAGCGACCTTGCCCCGCTCGGCGCGCTCGGCGGCGAGCTGCTCACGGGCGGTGAGCTCGTCGTTGACACGGTCGAACTCGGCAACGAGCCGCTCGACCTCGGTCAGGGAGTCTTCGCTGGACTCGGGGTCGATGCCCGCAGCGGCCTCCTGGATGGACTGGCCGAGCTCGACGAGGGCCTCGTCGTTCAGCTCGCTCAGGTCTTCGGGGACGGTGATCCGATCCTCCATGGTCTCTCTCCTGGTGCTTTGACCGGCGGGGATGCCGGCGTCGGGTTGTGGGTTCCGGCTCCGACTACGTCGGCCGCCTCGGGTGGCCCACGGCCGTCCCGTGAAGGTCAGGCTATACCTGGCCCACGGGAGCACCCGCGCATCCCCATCGGTGGAGCGTCAGGAGGCGCGAGAGATGAGCCCGCGCTCGGCCTCCGCCACGACGAGCTCGGCATCGACGATGGCGCGCCAGTCGCTGGTCGCTCCGGTCACCCGGGCGCGATCAAGCGAGTGCTCCACTCGATCTCCAACCCGGTTGCCGTAGACCTCGCGGATGGCGCGCAGTTCCCGTGCCAGATCCAGTGCGAACCCAATCTTGTCCATGTCCAATAGTCTAGGGGCCGTAGACGAATGTGTCTATGCAGATTGGACCAGAGGGCGTCAATCCCCGTAACCAGCGGGCCAGCAGGTCGCTGATCCACGGCAGGTCGGGCACGTCTTGCGGGTCGGCTCGCCCGAGCGGACGCGCCGCACAGCAACATCGCCGGCGCCCTGGCAGTGCCAGCACTGGAAGGCCGACAGGTGCTCGACGAGCTCGGGCCTCGTCTGGGCTGCGGCCTCCTGCCGATCCAACAGAGAGAGGTCCACTCGAGTCCCAGCCCAGCCGCAGGTGCAGGAGGGCACGAGCTCCCAGGTGTCTCGGTCGACCACGACCTGCGCAACGTGCTGGGCATCGCGGGCGGCGGTGGGCGAGAAGTCAGTCATCGACGCCATCGGTCGGCTCGGTGATGTACCGGATGCGGCCTCGGCCGGCGAAGAACGGCGACCACCAGCAGTCGCCGGCATGCCCTTCGGCGAGTTGACATCGGCCATGCGCACTCCCGCCCAATGACTTCATGCACTGGTACTGCTCGCTGGTCGGGAGCCGGCCAGCCTCGCGGTGCTCGTCGTGCTCGGCGAAGTCCTGCTGAGCGCGAGTCTCGAGGGCATCGCGGAATGGGTGGTCGGTCATGCGAGCTCTACCTTCGTTGGGGTGCCAGCGCCATCGGTGTGCAGGAAGACCTGCGGCTCGAGGCTGCCGCAGGAGAAGTCCTCGAGGAACTCGCCGTGGCCCATGTCGTTGATGAACCCCATCGCCCCATCCTCGTGCTCCCAGAAGCAGGCGTCCACCGTCTCCACGCCAACATCGTCAGCCCACAGCGCGCAGGGCCGGTCGGCACCGGAGCTCGGGCAGACGAACCCCTCGATGTGGGCGGCACCATCCCGGATGCTCAGGATCATCGTGTGTGCGTCAAGTTCACGCATCATGGCCACCTCACCCAGAGCCGCGGCATCGGGGCGAGCGCCACGTCGGGCTCGCCGTCCAGGGTGACCAGCACATGGGGCGTCCCAGCGATTGGCTCCACGCGCGCCTCGACGAAGCTGGCGTCGAGCACAGCGTCAACGAGCTCGGCGCGAACCTCAGCCGGGAGCGACTGGAACCACTCGGCCCAGAACTTGACGCTCACGCCGGCTCATCCTCGGAAGCGGCTTCGGGCATGTCGGCCAGGCGCGGCCGCTCCACGAACCCGTCGGACTGGGTGCGCTCACCAGCGCGGTCCATGCTCACGACGGTCTGGCGCTCGACGGGCTGGCCCTGCTCGAAGCGCCGCTCGCCCGAGCGCGGGTGGGGCAGGGCTCCGAGCTCACGCACCAGCCGCTCGTTGACGGCAGCCGGTTCCTCGCCAGCCACGGCGGCCCAGCAGGCCATCGCCCCACCGAGGAACAGGCGCCGCTGCTCGGCGCGCTCGAGGTCGTTCGCCGCGAGCGACTCGCGCAACTTCTCGTAGGCATCGACCACGATCCGGTCGAAGGCATCGGTGATGCTGGTACTCGGACCCGGCGCGGCGCGCTCGGCGCGGCCGGTCGTGACGGACAGGTTGATCTCCACGCCGGCCATCATGGACCGAGCGTCGGACGCTCAGGCGGAAGCGAGCAGGAGGGCCACCCACTCGGGGTCCTCGGCCGGTGCAGCCGCGAGGTTCGGCGCGGGCTCAGGCCCGACGTCGATCACGTCATCGTAGGAGCCGGCCTCCTCGGCCTCGTCCTGCGTGAGGCGGTCCCAGTCGATCGGGGTGTCCGCCCAGTCGGCGGGCGGTGTGGTGCGGCGCATCAGGACTCCTCGGCGCAGCGGTAGAAGCTGCCGTCGGTGGCGTAGGCGAAGGTCGTCGCCGCACCGGTGAAGGTGCTCACGAAGGTCTCGCCGGTGAGAGCGTGCGTCCGGTCGCCGCGCTTGGCGATGCGGAACGCCTCAGCGGCGGCGGGGGTGAGTGTGGTCATGGTCGTGGTCTCCATCGTTCAGCACCGAGCCTCGGCACGCATCATCTGCTCGGCCTCAGCGGCGATCAGCGGGTGGTTGCTGATCTCGGCCCGCAGCGCCTGGAGCTCGTCGAACTGCTCGGTGGTGCCGGTCCAGGCGAAGCCCTTGGTGGCGTGATCCCAGGTGAACAGATCCTCGAGGGTGCGCTCCATCTTGTAGAGCGTCCCGTAGAGGTAATCCTCGCTGGCGGTGTCTGCGGTGGTTGCGTTCTTGTTCATGCAGTAATTATAGACACGACCTGCGACACCGCGTCAAGTTTCCCTAGACATCCCCCGGAAGGCCTTTCCCTGTCTATGTATAATTGACGGTGTCCCACCCTCACGATATGGTTTTCTCAGCGGCTCGGAAACACCGGGCCACGACGAAGGAGCACGACGACATGGACACCCAGACCCACGGCATCGCCGGCCAGATCCTGCACGGCGAGTTCGACGACTCGCTCGATGCCATCTACGAAGCAGTCAGCGAGCGCCGCAAGGCAACTCGCTCGGTGCGCATCGCGCAGGCCTTCTCCGGCTTCAACGTCGGCGACACGGTTCGCTTCAACAACAAGACCCGCCCGAAGTACCTGGCCGGCGTCGAGGGCACCATCACTCGGAAGCGTCAGTCCAAGGTCGAGGTCACCATCAACACCGACGTCGGCAAGTTCCGCACCGGCTCCCCCATCGTCGTGCCGGTCGAGCTCATCGACGCCGTCTGATCCACCACCCAAGCCCGAGCCCATCACGAAGGGAACATCACATGGAGATCCAGACGAAGGCGCGGTGCGTCGAGTGCAGCAGGGTGTTCGACCTGCTGGACGAGGACGACGCCGGAGAGTGGCACTACGGCCACGACTGCGAGGAGGACTGATGGCGAAGATGGTCTATGACGAGTTCTATGGCGAGTTGACGTTCGCCCTTCGTGCCGCCATCCGCAAGAACAACGTCGCGCCCGCCGACTACACCGATCTCGAGGACGAGTTCGGTGCCGGCAACTTCGGCGCCATCCTCGCGGCGGTGAAGGAGCGCAGCACCGACGGCATGTACCAGATGCCGTGGCCCGGTCACGGCCACAACGGCTGGTGATCGCACCTACCCCGAGCCACGGAGGCCCGCCATGAAGAAGGTCCACGCCGTCTCGAGCGGCACCTATTCGGACTACCGCGTCCACGCCCTGTTCCGTCGCAAGCGCGACGCCGAGGCGGCGATCATTCAGCTCGCCGGGAGCGAGGACTTCTACAGCAGCGGGTCGCTGCGGGTGGAGTCATTCCACCTGTTCGACAAGGGCGAGCCCGTCGTCCCCGTCCCGTGGCACGCGTTGCGGGTGAACATCTGGGATGACGGCAGGACCGGCGAGGTTGAGGAGCGCAACGAGGCGAAGTGGCCGTGGGAGTTCGAGGCCACGATCCAGGTCGATGTCCGGTGGGTGCGGGCGCCGATCCACAAGAACGAGGGCGGCCGGCTGGAGGTGTACGGCACGGACCTCCAGGCGGTCGGCCAGGTGTTCTCCGACAACCGGGCGCAGGTGCTCGCCGCTGTCGCGTTGACCGGGCGCGCCACGCTCTAGGACCTAGACCCTAGAGCGCCAGCCTTCCTCGACCCAGCCGAGGCCGAGCTGGACCGATCCACGACAGGGGCCATGAGTGGTGGCCCAGGCGCCGAGCTGATGGTGGAACCACGTCCGGTGGCCGAGCCGGCGGAGCATCCATCGCCAGGCCCGGAACTTCCCCAACCTGAGCACCATGAGTCGCCCCCTCGAGTAGCTCGAGATGGACTCTACGACCGAGGTCGGACGCGGCTGATGGGCACACAGGCCTCGCCGTCGTCGTGGAGCAGCCGCTCCATGTCGTCCCACCCGATCTTCGCCTCGCCGGCATTGCCCCATGTCGAGCCCCAGGAGTTGTGGACGGTGAAGGTGCGCTCGGGCACCGAGACCCCGTTCACGAGGAAGGCGTGCCCGCCGGCCCGGTCGCCGGTGACGTGCAGCCACCCGCACTCGCCGACGTCGAACATGCCCTCGTGCCACCAGGTCCCGAGCACGGCGGGGCCGGCGTAGCCGATGGCCAGGATGAGATCGGTCAGGCCGAACGCCCAGCGGTACTCCTTGAGGTGGCCTCGGGCCATCGTCGCCTTTGCCCCAGCCAGGACGCTCGTGCCTTCGTAGTCCTCGCCGTCCCACTCATCGAGGCGCTGGGCCTCGTGGTAGATCGACCGGGCGAGGAGCTCGGTGGCTGGCACTACGGCTGGTCGAGCGGCCAGCTCGTGTGCCCAGGCGAACCCGACGCACGCGCCCTCGGTGCCCTGATCGAGCAACGGCGCGCAGCTCCAGGTGTAGGACCTCGGGCGCTTGGCCTCGATCGTGGCCCGGATGCCGAACTGCCGGGAGCGCTCATCGAACTGCTGGACGCGACCGAGCCGACGGTCCCAGACCGTATTCCCACCTCTGACCACCAGGATCTCGTCCATGGGGTTGACGCTACCCGCCGGCCTCGCGGCTCGGGGCGGATAGCGGGCCACCGAGCTTGGGGCGCGCAGACATCACCGGCCCTCTCCGAAGATGTGCTCAACGAACCAGCCCAGCACGAGCCAGAGCACGAGCCGGCCGGCGCGGTTCACCCGAGCACGCCACGCGAGGTGGGTGAGGGTGGGGATGCGGCCGGCCGAGACCAGGGCCGCGGCTTCGTAGGCGCACGCGCCGCCCACGAGTAGGCCGCGCCAGTCGCCGTCGGTGAGCCAGGCAGGCGGGTCCCGATGCACCGGCCCATCGTAGGACCGGCTTGCTCAGTCGAAGGGGAGGCCGATGACCTCAGCGACGTTCGACACGGTGGCATCCATGTCGTCGCCGGTAGCGGCATCAGCCGGCTCCTCGATCTGCACCCGAGCGGCAGAGACCATGTCGTAGATCTGCTCGTCAGTGGCATCGGTGTCGAAGGTGAAGGTGACCGTGATCTTGCGCATGTCGTCGTGCTCCTTGCTCGGTGGGCGCTCAGGCGCCCGTGGTGGTGGACTGGAACTCGGAGCGGCTCCCGAGGAACAGGACAACCGCATCCTTGGTGACGGCGCTCGGCGGGTTGACGCCGGCCACGTCGACCAGGGCGTCCCAGTCAGCGTCGGTGAACTCGGCCACGATCTCGGCCTGGAAGTGAGCGGGGATCTTCACGCCGCTCGCAGGTGCGAAGCACTGCGCATCGAGGGCCTCGATGAGTGCCTGCGCCTTGCGGACCCGGGCCCGCTGTTCGAAGGGGTTCGGTGTGCTCATGTTCGTCGTGCTCCTTGGTTGTGGACTCAGTGGTCCAGGTGGTGAGCCCGGCAGGATGCCGAGCCCGAGACGATGATCTCGTTGCAGCAGTTCGAGTAGCCGTCGTCGGTGTTGCGGGGGTCCACGTCCTCGGGGGAGGTGTTCCCACACGCTTCGCAGTGGCTCTCGTTCTCGGTGCAGCGGGTCTCGTTCATGTAGTAATTATAGACACGACTCCCCAGGCCGCGTCAAGTATCCCTAGACAGGGGGCGGAAGGCCTTGCGGTTGCTGGCCTCGGGCCGGGCGCGCCGAGCCGGCCTCGAGCGCGAACATGCGCGGCGAGTGGCTGATGGTATGGCTAGGGGCAGGGGCTGCCGGTGGTCACTCCGTGGTGGAGCAACTCCCGCACGTCCCGCCGCACGAGCACGATTCGCCGGTTGAGGCGACGCTGCTGGCGAGCTTCTCCCGAGCCGCAGCGGCCCGAGCCGGCCGAGCCCACGAGGCGAGGGACTCGTACCCGATCTCGAGCTGAACGATCCGGTCCTCGAGTGCCGCGACAGTCTCAGCATCGGGGACTCGGCGCTTGCGCACCATCCCGAGCCCGACAGCCGCGATCGGGGTGGCGTCCTCATCGGTGGTGAAGGTCGCACGCGCCGAGCCGGGCGCGGCACCGGCTGACGCGGCCACGGCCTCGACGAGGAACGCCGAGACGTTGCAGGCCAGCAGACCGATGAGGCGGTGACGCCCACGACCACGGGGCTCCTGGATCCAGCGCCAGTCCGGCGACACGTCCGAGCCACGGAAGGCGCGAGCCTCGATCGGGCTCACGTCCGGGCGCATGGCACCGGCAGCCACGATGCCGCGGCTGGTCTCGTACAGGCGGACGTCGGCGAGTGCGCAGCCGGTGTGGGCGTAGAAGGCCTGCGCGTCGGACGCCTCCATGAGGAGGTTCGGATGCACGGTGTCGGCGTAGATCGTGCCGACCTCGACGAGCTCGCCCGAGTCGGTGAGGACCCGCTTGCCACCGGCGTAGAAGTGGCTGAACCCGTCGCGCTGGAAGTCGCTGGCGTTCAGGCAGCGCCGGCCCTGGCCGATGTGGCAGGTGTCCCACTCGATGGCCAAGCCGTAGCACCGCCCCTCGGCATCGACCTCGAAGGCGCGCTCGCCGTCATCCTGGAGCTCGAACCACTCGCCGGGCGGGTTGATCGGAATCTCACCGGCAGCAGCCACGACGGCCGGGCGCTCGGGAGCGGCGACCTCCTGGCCGGCCAGGGCGAAGGCAGCCGGGGTGTGAACTCGCCAGACGTCGTGCGAGCCGTCGTACTCGCCACCAGCGGCCACCACGGCAGCCACAGCGGCATCGCCACGGGCGGTCGTGGGATCAAGCACGACGATGTGTGCTTCCTGGAAGGCGGGGAACGGCGTGAGCGTGGCGCCCATGATGCGCCCCTCGATGAGGACCTCGAGCGCCTCGGCCTCGCCGAAGATCACGTCCTCCATGTCGACCGGGCCACCGGTCACCGGGTCTCGGAACTCGATGACCACCGAGTCGATGTCGGCGGAAACGCCCCGCAGGGTGCGCTCCTTGAGCAGGCGCTTCGCCTCCTGGCCATCAGGACCCGAGTCGAAGCGGCCACGGCCGACGATCTCGTGACCTACTCGGTCCAGCTCGAGAATCGAGCCGGCCAGCACCGAGCCGTCATGGCCCTCGGCGTTCTCCTTCATGAGCATCAGCGGCAGCGGGAGCACGCGCCAGGTGAGCGCGCCCTCGGCGATCATCCGGCGGTCGCCCGACGGGATGCCCTCGGGGATGATCGTCCCCTCCCACTCGATCTCGCCATCCTCGGCGAAGCGGCCGAGCACGAGCTCGAAGTCGTTGTCGTCCGCGACCTCGTCATCCTCGTCGGCGGCGAAGACCTTGGTCGCCTGGACTGCTGCCCGAGCATCGGACACGAGGTCCTCGGCCCAGCGGCGTGCGAGCTCGGCGGCCAGCTCATCCTCGGGGATGCTGGACAGGAGTGCCGCCAGGAGCTCGCGGGCTGCATCCACGGGCTCATCACCATCGGCCTCGATCTCGAGCTCGATGGTCTGCGTGATCGTGGTGACCTCGGTGGTCACGACCTCGAGCATCTGCTGGCCGGCATCGCGCGCAGCGGCGACGCTTGCGGCATCGGCCGAGTCGACCTCCAGGCCAGCCTCGACAGCACGCGCCACGAAGGCGGCATCGTCGACCGACATCAGCTCGGGCGCATCCAGGCCGGCGTCGGCGAGGTGCTGGGCCAGGTGCTCCCACACACCGAGGCGGTCCTCGTCGGGGATCGTGGTTCCGCCACGGGCGCCGTTCAGCACACCGATCCCAGCAGAGGCAGCGACGGTGGAGGCGCAGCCGGGGTCGCCGGTCTCGTTGACGAAGTGGTGGATGAAGCGCCAGGAGGCCTTCGCCTCGAGATCGCCATCGGAGTCGTACCAGGCATAGGCCGCCTCGTAGTACCCCATCCCCTCACCGCTGCGGGCGCGTGCCTCATTGGCCGGCCCGTCCCATGCTCCGTCATCGGTGCAGGTGTCGTGCGGGGCGACGGCCACGAACTCAAGGATGAGGTCGGCCTCCCCGCCCAGCGGGACATCGACGCCTTCGAGCTCGACGCCCGTGGCCTCGGCCAACACCTCGGCATCAGCGATGGCCTCCTCGACTACCGGCTCGGCGGGGACAGGCTCCTCGCCTTCCTCAGCCTCGGCGATCAGGAGCGCCGTGATCTGCTGCTCGGCATCAGCGAGAGAGGCATGGCAACCCATGACCTCGCCACTCGCCTCGTTCACGACAGCGATCGGCGTTTCCGCGTCGCAAGCGTCGCTCTCGGGGTCGATGAAGTAGGGCATGGTCTGTGCCTCCTCGGCAACAAGCGGCCAGTCAGTCCGGTCGGGTCCCCACCGCAGCGTCAGGTCCTCGAAGTCCAAGGCTAGACCGACGACCGACGCCGTCTCGGGGATAGGCCCGTACGCCAGTGTGATGTGTGGTTGGAAGTCGTGGTTCCGGTGGATCGGGATGCCAGCGGCCTCGAGCGCTTCGATGACCTCATGGCGCAGCTCGGCCAGTCCTGGCGCGTCGATCAGGGCAAGGCTGACCTCGGTCCCATCCTCATCACCGAAGGTGCCGATGCCAGCAACCTCGCCAGCCAGCGGCCCGAACATCGCGGCGACCTCGGCGACCACGCGCTCGACCGTTGCCCGATCTTCTTGAGCGCCGTTCGCCAGGGACACGAGCGTCAGGTGCAGCACCTCGGCCGGCTCGCCGCCGGGCTGAGCGAGAGCGGCGCGCTGCTCCTCGGTCGGCTCCACCGTGACGACCACGCCGTTGCCCTGGAACTCGTAGGACGCGAGGACCGACCACCCTCGCCACTGATTCAGCTCGCCGGAGACGGCAGGAGTGAACGTCGACAGGGGGACACTGACGCCGCCCCAGTGACTCAATCCGGTGCACAGCCAGGGCACGTCAGCGACGATGGCCAGCTCCTCGTCCTCAACAGCGCCCGAGCGCTCGAACCAGGGTGCTGGCCGGTACAGGTCGCAGATGTCCTCGGGGCCGACGCAAGCGATCACGACGGCGCAGGTACACGAGCCGCAGGCCTCGAAGTGCGCGCAGTTCCCGCAGCCCATCTCGTCGGGCTCGTCGGCCTCGCGCAAGCCAGCCTCGTCGGGCGTCACCATCGGCCGACAACCATGGCCCATGCCTGCGTCAGCGGTGACGGCCTCAACCGCAGCGCGCGCAGCGACCTTGGCGCGCCAGGCTCGGTCAACATCTCGAGCGAACCGCTCGGTGCCAGCGATGTCCTGCGCGGCCATACGACACCGGCAGTTGACGCGCTCGGCCGCGTCGAAGCTCACGTCGCCGGGGTAGGACCCCGAGCTCGCGCCCACGATGAACAACTCATTGATGGGCTGGATCTGGCCATCGGCCAGGAGGTGCGTATCTCGAGTGCGGCTGTCGCCGGTCGCGATCCAGACCTTGCCCTCGACACCGGCCGCTCGGTAGGTCGCCTCGGCCGAGCCGTTCTGTGCAGCGATCGTCTCGGTGCGGGCGAAGCTCCTGGCTGTGGCCTCATTCCACGAGGAGGACTGCCGGATCTGCGAGGTGATCCGATCGACCGACCATCCCTTGTCGAGGCCCTGGACCAGCGTGCGCTCGAGACGCCGGCGGATCGTCGGGGAGAAGGTCTTGATCGAGGCGAGGTGCGACTCGACGATTGCCGATGTGTCGGGAGCGAAGCCCAGTCCGATGCGCTCAGCGTTCAGGAGTGCCGCCTCCTCCACGACGAGGGTGAGCTCGGGCGCGACGTCGACGGTGACCGCGTCGTCCCAGATCCCGTCATCCCAGACCTCGTCGATGCCGACGTCCGATGCCGCTGCGACCACGGCTTCCTCGGGGAGCTCGACGGCTCGGGCGGCGTACCGCTCCAGGACCGTGCGCTCGGTGGAGCGCAGGGCATCACGGAAGGCGACGTCCAGGCGGTCCTGCCAAGCGAGCTCGGCCTCGGCTTGCTCCAGCGGCGTGACCGTCACCGCAGTGCTCCAGCCGCGCTGAGTGCTTCGCGCACTAGATCATCGGGCACGCGCAGCCCGTTACCGCCCACGCGCACCGGGGCGAGTGCAGCCTGGACGAAGCGCTCGTCCATCGCGTCGCATAGCCGACGCATCGCGTCCTCGGCGCGCTCATCGGCGACCCGGTAGTCGGCACCCTGAGCTGCCAGCGAGTCGCGCACCCAGCGCTTGCCGGTGTCGCGCAGGCGCGCCCACGCGCCCGAGCTCAGGCTGGCCGGGGTGTAGCCCATGCGTTCGAGGTTCACCGGCCCGACGACGGCCATGACCTCGGTCTTGTCGGCCTCGCGGACCCTGGCCCTGACCTCCTCGCCGGCGCCGTTGAGCCGCGCCATGTTCGAGATGACCCGATTGCCGGCTCGCTCGAGAGCTCGCTCTAGGGCGGCATCGGCCGCGGTCGCCAGCCGATCGATCAGCGGTGTCCCGATCGATGCCGGAGCTGGCTCGCCCTGGCCCGAGTCCTGGTCGACGGCCGGATCAGCCGGTGTCTCCAGTGGTGTCGCCGGCCCCTCATCGCGCGTGCCCGGACTCGTCGGGAGTGTGCCTGCGACCGGAGCATCCGGGAACAGGATCGGGAGGATGGTGGGGCCGAGCTCGAGGGGCCGGCGCTCGAGGATGTCCACGAGGACCCGGTGCAGGCGCTCCTCCTCGTCGGGAGCCTCGGCCTCGGTGAACCCGGAGTGCCGACGCAGCGCGTCGCCGGAGAGCTCGATCCGGTCGTACACCACGCGGGCGGTCTCGGCGTCATCGGAGCGCGAGGTGATCGGGCTCGTGTCGAGCTGGAGGGAGTAGGCGGCTGCCTCGTCCTGGGTCATGTCCTCGAACTCGACGAGCATCGGGCGGAGGTAGGCGACGGTGTAGAAGTCGAGCACCTTCTGGCCGGCGGGCCCGACGTGCTTGGCGATGAAGTCGGCGTCGACGTTGTAGCCGGTCCAGTGGTTCAGCCCGCCCTTGCCCTCGATGATCTCAGGCGGTGCGTCGAGCCCCTTGGCCAGCCGGCTCAGCGCCTCCTGTCGAAGCTCCATGTAGAGCTCGTCCAGGTCGCGCGCTAGGTCGATCAGCCGGATCGCCTCGCCGAGTTCGGCCGCGCCACGGATGACGAGGGGCACCAGGCCAGCGGCCGAGGTGCGATCCTCGACGGGCGCGCTCATGTGTTCGATGAGCTCCTCGGTGAACTCGTCGACATCATCGGACTCGTCGCCTGGATCCTCGATCGGATCGATTGGCCCGAAGGAGAGCTCATCCGGTACGAACAGTGCGCCGGCCGATAGCCGCGACTTGGCCACCGCGTCGACGACCTGGGTGAGGGTGATGATCTCGCGGCAGATCGCCGCGTTGCGCATGAGCGACGAGGATGGTCGATCGGAGAAGCGAGGATCGGGCTGCCACATGCGGGCGATGTAGGTGTCCTCGGGCAAGCTGACTTGCGAGCCGCTGCCACCACTGTTCCGCTTGACTCGATCCTTGCCCTCGGGCTTGATCTCCTCGACCGACAGCATCTCCCAGACGATGCCCTTGAACTGACCATCGGCCGTCGGGATTGGGGTCCCGACGAGGTAGCCCTCACCGGCGATCTTCAGGCAGAGCGTGCCCTGCGCCATCAGCGAGTGGATGTCGCCGGTCGGGCCGACGAAGGCGCGCATGACCCGGAAGGGGCGCGGGTCCGTGCTCAGGACTGGCTCCTCGGAGTTGTCGCCCGGGACGTCCTGCATGATCCGGACGTTGCACCGCCCGACCGTCTCGGCAGTGAGGGTGTTCAGGTAGCCGACCTCACCGATGATCTCGTTGAAGTCGTAGGCCTCGGACTGCCGAGCATCGACGGCGCGGCGCTCGATCTTGCCGTCACCGATCGTTGAGAGAGCAGCCGAGGTGATCGTCGCCGGGGCGACCGGCTGGGTGATCGCGAACTTCGACCCTCGCCGGATCTGCATGGGCGCTGGACGCCGTAGTGGTTCGAGCCTGGCCATGGTCCGTGGTCGCGCCTCCCGGGGCGAAGCCCCTCGAGCTCTAGCGTAACTCGCCCGAGGGTAGGTGGCTGGGGACGCGGACTCAGCGGGGGGACACGCCCAGCCGCGCCCCCGGCCTCTGGCCGACGCTACCCGACCGCCCTACGCGGCCTCGTGCACGCTGTCCGCGTCATCGGCCTCGGGGATCTCGGTCTCCGGGGCCACCGCTTCGAGCACCTCGCCGGCCGCGCGCAACACCCGCTCGGCGGTGCGAGCGATCAGCTTCC